ATGAAAAAGATAGCTGCTATATCATTAATTAGTATTTTTATTATGTCTGGTTGTGCTGTGCATAATGATGAGACAAGTATCGGTAAATTTGGTCTTGCATATAAAAGTAATATTCAGCGTAAACTCGATAACCAATACTACACCGAAGCCGAAGCTTCTTTAGCCAGGGGCAGAATATCTGGTGCAGAAAATATAGTAAAAAATGATGCAGCCCATTTCTGTGTTACTCAGGGCAAAAAAATGCAGATAGTTGACCTGAAGACAGAAGGTGCAGGATTACATGGCGTCGCTCGTCTGACATTCAAATGTGGAGAGTGAGAATATTTTTTGGTAAGCGTCAAATATGCGCGTTCTGGCTGTGCGTAGCCGGAACCTGTGGGAGCACGATGCCGATAAGTGAAAGGCATCGTGCTATGAAGGAGGATTCTATCGATGTGGTCAATGGAAGACGGTTACCAGAGATAGGGCTTATGCATAAAAAATAAGCCCGTGTAAGGGAGATTTAGGGTGTCACCAGTAGGGGCTTTCAACGGTACAATGCGGGTTTGAGCGGCATAAATTACCACTGAAAGCCCTTAAACGTTACTCTACTGTGGACACTGTGTGGACACTCTCGGCCTCAGTACCACCTCTTAGCGGATTAAGAGAAATGGCGTCCTGAAGGTACTCTGGCGCAAAGTGAGCGTAAACCATAGTTTGCTCAATCCGCGTGTGACCTAGTATCCGTTGTAGCGTGATAATACTTCCTCCATTAATCATGAAATGAGTGGCAAAGCTGTGCCTTAGTGCATGTGTGGCTTGCCCCATTGGCAAATCCGGTTTTATTGCTTTCATTGTTCGTCTGAAGCGAGGGTAATCAGCATCAGGGAATAAAAAACCTCGTTTGTTATCCGCGATCATTTTGGCAACAGCCTCTGAGATCGGGACGGTGCGTGGTTTGTTTGTTTTCGTTTTAACAAACGTGACGCGGTTATGGATGATATTTTCTGCTTTCAAACGAGCTGCTTCTCCCCAACGTGCTCCAGTACTCAGGCAAAGAATCGCAATCTTTTTATTGTCGCCGTCAAGAGCAGCAAGCAGTAAGGCAATTTCTTCCTGCGTGAGATAGCCTGTGTCTGGTTTTTCCTCCTTAAGCCTTTTTGTCCCTCTGATAGGGTGCTCACCAAAGAATAACTCCGCTTCAATCAGGGCTGTAAACATGCCGCTAATACATGTTAAATCACGATTGATACTCGAAGGTTTAATACCCTGACTTCTTCGGGTGGCGCAGTACTGGCTGATAAGCGATTTCGTAATTTGAAATGCGCATGGGTCATTCGTTATTTTTGTGAAGATTTCAATTTTTCCAAGATTAGATTTCCCATGCTCTTCGTGTTTACCCTTTAAATCCCACCAGATCTGTGTCAGCTCCGACAGACGTCGCTTGTCTGTTGGTTTTGATAGCCATTCTTTATTGTGGTGGTTGTACAACGTGTATTTCTCGAAAGCGACAGCTTCGCTTTTCTTATCAAACTTCCTACGGATGCGTTTTCCATTACGTCCAGTAGGGCGGATGTCCACTTCATATCGACCATCATCGAGTTTTTTGATTGCCATCAGAAAACCCTCCGAGTGGTGTGTTTTTTGGCGACTACTAATCGCTTTTTTCGTGGTGGCTGAAATTTAGCCACCAATAGTAGGCACTTGTGATGAATATATTCACGATGAATTGTTAACCAGTCTTTTGACCGGAGTGGGGCGACGTTGTTTCGTTTTGCCCAAAGTGTGCGAGAGCGGGCGCAATTTGCCCGGACTCAGGAGCGATCTGATTGGTCATGAACCATAAAGTGTATTTGGTGAATTGTGGGGTCTGCAGGATGTTCATCATGACATCTGTTGGAGGTGTTGAACGACCACTTTCATAGTAACTCAGCGTGCCATACGGAACCCCTGTTAAATCAGCAAGTTGTTGTCTGCTCAAATACTCTGATTTTCGCATTAAGACTATCTTCTCGCTTATCGTGTTTGACATGGTGTTTAGATCTCAATAGTATTTAGTTTAGATGTAGATTGTTTAGTGCTTGGATGTGGGCACTAAAAGGCATTATAAGGCATTAAACGCAATTCATGAGGGCTGGAGGACGACATGAGCAAGCAAGTAACACTCATGACTGATGCGATTCCTTATCAGGAGTTCGCAAAACTAATAGGAAAATCGACAGGAGCGGTTCGTCGGATGATCGATAAAGGAAAGCTGCCTGTAATTGATATGACCGATCCACAATCAGCTTCAGGTCGTGCAGGTGAATATTGGGTATACCTTCCGGCATGGAATAACGGACTAAAACTGGCTTATGAAAGCCGCCCTAAAGAGATTCGTGACGGCTGGTTGATGTGGTTAGGTCTCGGTGAACCACGTTAAGGAGAACCGTATGAATGAGCCTCGTTGTATTGCTCAGTTACTGCGTAACGAAAGCCCCAGGGCGATTGACTTCAACATCACCCACGGTAAGGGGCGTAAGGGAATCATTATCCGCACCAAAAAACAGAGTCCGTTAAAAAAGGCTCTGACCTTTCTGAAAAGCCGGAGGGTATGGAAATGACAGTGATGACGCTCAATCTCGTTGAAAAACAGCCAGCAACTATGCGCCGGATAATTGGTAAGCATCTGGCCGTCCCTCGCTGGCAGGAGACATGCGATTATTATAATCAGATGATGGAACGTGAACGGCTAACGGTTTGCTTCCATGCGCAGTTAAAACAGCGTCACGCAACGATGCGTTTTGAAGAAATGAACGACGTCGAACGTGAACGACTGGTATGTGCAATTGATGAATTGCGTGGGGCATTCTCAAAACGCCGTCAGGTTGGCGCAAGTGAGTATGCATATATTAGTTTTTTAACAGTCAGTCAGCGTCGCACTTTATTTATGCACGCACGACTGACAGAAAAAGAATTTAACCAGCCATACTGGCGAATTAATGAAGAATCATGTTACTGGCGTGATGCTTTATTCCGTGCATTACGTGAATTATTCAGTCTGTTTGAGTATGCACCGACAATTCTGACGTCGGTAAAACCAGAGCAATATCTGCATTAAGTAATTAACCAGAGTTTTTAACGCACTTAATTGTGCGGGGCTTCTTTTTGCCTGGAGAAAGTCATGCATACAGTTTCTGAAAATCAGTGCGGTATATACGCATTACTGCTGCAACAGGCCAGAACCGAAGCACAGGCCGACGCTGCGACGCGCTTTTCTTCTCATCTTGACGCCATGATTCGCCACATCACAAAGGCGGAGTTATCCCGCGTGGAGATAGTCGAGCTGCTCAGTCAGGAGTCGGAAAAATTTCACAATATCGGATTGTCTCGTGGGGAGGTGCTTTGATGTCCTGTTCTCATTCAGTTGTATTACTGAATAACGCCTTAAAAATCGCCGTTATGGAAAATGGCGATTTGTCTCTTATTCAACTTGGTCTTGATAAAGAAAAGCGCGACATAACTGAATCTGTTATCGCGATTTATCAGAGCGAATTAAACCTCCTGTCTGATGTGATCAATTTACTTGTGAAACGCGCTGTATTTCACAAGCAAATTTCCTCAGTGGATGAACTGACAAAATTAACGACAGAACTCGCCAGCTATTGCGCTGATGAATTTAAGAAACTGAACGACAAAAGGAACTGGTAATGCCGGACAACGTAGATTTCATTCAGGAACAACAGGCTGAATTACTGGAGCGCCAGATTAACGCGGCAAGGGTAAAACATTGCGGTGCTTCTGCGCTGGTTTGCGAAGAGTGTGACGCGCCAATACCTGCTGCCCGTCGTGCGGCTTATCCGTCAGCCACGCGTTGTGTTTCCTGTCAGTCAGTCTTTGAAGCAAAAAACAAACATTACCGGAGAACGGCATGAGTATTCGTATTGAAATTGGCGAACGTTATGTCGTTACCAGTGACAGCTTCCAGTTTATTCTCCACGAGAAAAAGAGAGCGGAAAGCGGTAAAAACGCCGGTCAGGAATGGCTGGCGGTGGTTGGTTATTACCCGAAATTAAGCCAGCTCGTTTCCGGCCTGATGCATCACGATATTCTGACCGGAAGCGCAAAGTCTTTTGCTGATTTAAACGCGCAGGTTGAGCAACTCAGCAAGCGTTGTTCAGAGGCTTTTGGCTCATATGGCCGTTAAAGCCTCCGGGCGTTTTGTCCCTCCGTCAGCATTTGCTGCAGGCACCGGTAAGGCGTTTACCGGTGCTTATGCATGGAACGCGCCACGCGAGGCTGTCGGGCGCGAAAGACCCCTTACACGTGACGAGATGCGTCAGGTGCAAGGTGTTTTATCCACGATTAACCGCCTGCCTTACTTTTTGCGCTCGCTGTTTACTTCACGCTATGACTACATCCGGCGCAATAAAAGCCCGGTGCACGGGTTTTATTTCCTCACATCCACTTTTCAGCGTCGTTTATGGCCGCGCATTGAGCGTGTGAATCAGCGCCATGAAATGAACACCGACGCGTCGTTGCTGTTTCTGGCAGAGCGTGACCACTATGCGCGCCTGCCGGGAATGAATGACAAGGAGCTGAAAAAGTTTGCCGCCCGTATCTCATCACAGCTTTTCATGATGTATGAGGAACTCTGCGATGCCTGGGTGGATGCGCATGGCGAGAAAGAATCGCTGTTTACGGATGAGGCGCAGGCTCACCTCTATGGTCATGTTGCTGGCGCTGCACGTGCTTTCAATATTTCCCCTCTCTACTGGAAAAAATACCGTAAAGGACAGATGACCACGAGGCAGGCATATTCTGCTATTGCCCGCCTGTTTAACGATGAGTGGTGGACTCATCAGCTTAAAGGCCAGCGTATGCGCTGGCATGAGGCGTTACTGATTGCTGTCGGGGAGGTCAATAAAGACCGTTCTCCTTATGCCAGTAAACATGCCATTCGTGATGTGCGTGCGCGCCGCCAGGCAAATCTGGAATTTCTTAAATCGTGTGACCTTGAAAACAGGGAAACCGGCGAACGCATCGACCTTATCAGTAAGGTGATGGGCAGTATTTCTAATCCTGAAATTCGCCGGATGGAGCTGATGAACACCATTGCCGGTATTGAGCGTTACGCCGCCGCAGAGGGTGATGTGGGGATGTTTATCACGCTGACCGCGCCGTCAAAGTATCACCCGACACGTCAGGTCGGAAAAGGCGAAAGTAAAACCGTCCAGCTAAATCACGGCTGGAATGATGAGGCATTTAATCCAAAGGATGCTCAGCGTTATCTCTGCCGCATCTGGAGCCTGATGCGCACGGCATTCAAGGATAATGATTTACAGGCCTACGGTTTGCGAGTCGTCGAGCCACACCACGACGGAACGCCGCACTGGCATATGATGCTTTTTTGTAATCCACGCCAGCGTAACCAGATTATTGAAATCATGCGTCGCTACGCGCTCAAAGAGGATGGCGACGAAAGAGGAGCCGCGCGAAACCGTTTTCAGGCGAAACACCTTAACCGGGGCGGTGCTGCGGGGTATATCGCGAAATACATCTCAAAAAATATCGACGGATATGCACTGGATGGTCAGCTCGATAATGATACCGGCAGACCGCTGAAAGACACTGCCGCGGCTGTTACCGCATGGGCGTCAACGTGGCGCATCCCGCAATTTAAAACGGTTGGTCTGCCGACAATGGGGGCTTACCGTGAACTACGCAAATTGCCTCGCGGCGTCAGCATTGCTGATGAGTTTGACGAGCGCGTCGAGGCTGCACGCGCCGCCGCAGACAGTGGTGATTTTGCGTTGTATATCAGCGCGCAGGGTGGGGCAAATGTCCCGCGCGATTGTCAGACTGTCAGGGTCGCCCGTAGCCCGTCGGATGACGTTAACGAGTATGAGGAAGAAGTCGAGAGAGTGGTCGGCATTTACGCGCCGCATCTCGGCGCGCGTCATATTCATATCACCAGAACGACGGACTGGCGCATTGTTCCGAAAGTGCCGGTCTTTGAGCCTTTGACTTTAAAAAGCGGCATCGCCGCGCCTCGGAGTCCTGTCAATAACTGTGGAAAGCTCACCGGTGGTGATACTTCGTTACCGGCTCCCACACCTTCTGAGCACGCCGCAGCAGTGCTAAATCTGGTTGATGACGGTGTTATCGAATGGAATGACCCGGAGGTCGTGAGGGCGCTCAGGGGTGCATTAAAACACGGTCGGAGAACGCCAAGTCGTCAGCAAAGAAACGGAAGCCCGTTAAAACCACATGAAATTGCACCATCGGCCAGACTGACCAGGTCGGAACGAATGCAAATCACCCGTATCCGCGTTGACCTTGCTCAAAACGGTATCAGGCCGCAGCGATGGGAGCTTGAGGCGTTAGTACGCGGTGCGATCGTCAATTACAATGAAAAGCAATTTTCATATCCTAGTGTAGATGAGTGGAGTGGGTTTTCTGGTTATTCAGAGTAATAAACATAATGTTTTAGATTGGTTGCATAATGGTAAGGTTGCTGTTTATCTGTATATGTTAATATGATTACGCTACGTACAAATAATCGACATTTCTTTTTTTCTATATATTAATATTGATGATTTTACTGGTGGTACAATAAGTCTATGTTGAAATTCGAGAATTGTATTATTAACAATAAAAACTGGTTCTTTTTATTATACAAGGACCACCTCCTTAGGAGGTGGTCTTTTACTGTTTAACGAGGGTTTCGCGTATAGGTCTCAACTATGTCTGATGCACGTAATTTACATGTGATCAATTGTTCTCTTATAAATATCTCATCGTGTCGTTTATCACTTGTACAAATGGCCGTGATAAAACTGAGGATAGATGCTTTAAAACGTTCAAGATCATTTATGGTCATTATTCGAGACCCTTCGTTTAGTGTTGCGGCATATTCAGGCATGTTAGAGTGATGTATCATTATAGGTGTGGCGGTAGCAGTTTGATCATACATGTTTCTGAACCATGCACCCGACCCATTTAACTGATTGCAGTCATGCTTACTTATTCTTTCTGCGGTTGCTCCATTTTTGCATTCAATTACTAGATAATTGTTTTCTCCCATTGCCCATAAATTGTCAGGTCCTTTACCTGTATCATTTTCTGGCCGTTGGCTACGAAAACCGACCAAATATGCAACTTTTTCGATAGCATCTTCGAAGGGATTCGATGTGCCCTCGGAGAAAATAAGGTTTTCTATTATTGAATTAGTATGCACAACGACTTGATTCGCCGATTCAAAATTACTTCTGAGATAGGAGCTACATTCCCTGGCCTGTTCAAGTGCCGCACCATTAAGTCTATTATATGTTACGCCGATTAGTGGTTTTAATACCCGATAGTTATCGTTTGATGCAGACTGAAGCAATATCTGAGCTTCAGATTTGTCATATAAGTTTACATATTCCGCAGCATGTTCTTTTAGATAACCCTTATAAACTTTGTCAGCTGTACTACTATCATTTTTTAGAGTTAAAGCGGCTTGTTGAAACATATTTCGTGATGCTAAGTCATATGCCAATCTTTTGTTTATAGTATGCTGGTCAATCTGCTTATTTTCCAATGTTAAGCCAGTCAATATACCTTTGCTTTTTGAGACCCAGTCAGAATTGCGTAACAGACAATAATCAAGAGCACCTTTGATTGAATCAATAGTTGTATCCGGCAGTATCGATACCAATTGCTGTGAAAGTTGAATTTGTGCTTTCGTTGCTGGAGAAAACCTTTCTAAGGAGGAGCCAAGGAAAACAGCGCCATTTAATGCTTTGCCAAGTAAGATCACTCCGCAGAAGTCGTCGCTTGATCTCACTCCTCGCCCCATTCCTTGTTCAATTTTCTGGATAATTTCATCTTTGGTTTTTTCGCTTCCAAGCAATAAGCTTTGTGAGACTTTATCTATTAGTCTACGAACGTCAGGAAGTCCATCTATTACTAATAGACGACATGCGGTATTTGGTAAATCAATACCATCATATCTATTAACTAGGACTACTAAGCCAACATGTTGTGTCCTTAATTCTTGTACACCTTGATAAATTGTATTTTTATCTAATATTCTGTCTGCAACATCTTGCCAAAATCTAGTTCTGTAATCGGATGGTACAATTACAACAACATTATGTTTGGAGGATATCTCCTTGCACATAGCTTTGATATCTACATCAGAAAGACTAGGGTTTATAACCTGAGGCATTAGTATCATTCTATCACCAATATCACCAATTGTTTTTGGTGTTATCGGATTAGAGAGTGATTCATCCGTTATTCCGAAGTGGCTCGCTAGAATGGATTCATCGACAAGAGTAGCTGTCATGAATATTTTTCTTCTTGCGTTTGATAGGCTTGGGATCATTTGGATTGGTATGCAATGAGGTGATATCTCTATTTTGGAAGCACTTACAACGCATTTCGATAATATTAGATTGTCTTTTATTAATGGCCATTTGAAACTCAAGTCATCATGGTCTTTATTTTCTAACAAGATTGTCATTATATCATTTATGCTTTCTTGCCATTTCCAAAATGGAACTCTCACATAAGCATTTCTATCGCCGGATTTTATCTCTAGTGTTTTTGCACCAGCTTGTGTCATTAGTGAATTTTCAAAAATTCTGAATAATTTATCATAGGCAGGGTTATTTTTTTGAATGCTAATGGAGAATTGTTCTTCAATTGAAGAAAGGCAAGCGTGAGCATCGTCAATTATTATAGAACCTATTGGTATTTTTTGTCCATCATCTCCAACGCCAAATGCAGAACGTCCATTAACCACTTTGAATATATTTGTAACTAAAATTTCTTTACCTGCAATAAATTTGGGGGACCTCTCATCTTGAGTTACAGGTATACCAAGTTGATTAGCCTCCAAAACCACTTGCTCAACTAGATAGTTGTCAGGAACAACATATACAGCGGGACCTTCTCCTTCATTTATACAGCTTTTAAGAATGATTAACCCAACTGAAGTTTTACCGCTTCCGGTATTCATTTTTATTACATTGGTTGGGCTTCTCCTTGCTTCATACCATTTTTCCCAGACCTCTGATTGCACATCTCGAGGGTATTGAAATTTGGTGTCTTTGCTCGGTAGAGCTGTAAATATATCTCGCGGTGGAATCGCTGTGTCGCTATTTACACTGGGCGAAAGCTTGGTTAAATCAAGGAAAAAACCAGACATTTTTTATCCTCTTACAGGTACATTAGTTTAATTGTTAACGCAGAATTATCATTACCATAACTTGCATTAAGTTGCATTACATTGCATTCATAAACGTTAGCTAGGGGCGAAGTCTGAGGTTTGATGGGCTATGGTGTCCCCTTTAATACGAGGTTGCATCAAAACCGCCCCATGAAGCGGGCGGGCGAGGCGGGGAAAGCACTGCGCGCCAAACGATGTCGCTGGCTTGCAGTTACTCGATTGAAATTCTTATTTTTTTGTTGCATTATTCTTAGCGCACCAGCGATTCGCTTGGTATGCGGCAGTCAACAATACTAAATTGTCAGTTTTTGCTTTTACAAAAAAGCGTCCACTATGGACCTATCAGCGAGGCCCCACCGTCGTCAACTACGATGGTGCTGTAGCCGACGACATTACGTACGGTCGAAAGATAGCAGAGGCTGTTGCTGACAATTGTTGATGTAAGCATCTCTGCTGTTCCACCCTTGAGTATGGGAAGACCGTACGTAACTTTGAATTTGAATGGTATGTTTATGGATAAATTTAAACCATACAGCAAATCCAATGCTCCTATCACAACACTTGAAAAGCTGTCAAAGGCTTTATCGATTTCTGTTGAAGAGCTTAAAGCTATTGCAGAACTACCATTAGATGAGAAATATACTCTAAAAGAAATTCCCAAAATTGACGGAAGCAAACGGATTGTCTACTCCCTGCATCCTAAAATGAGATTATTACAGAGTAGAATTAATAAACGTATCTTTAAGGAATTGGTGGTTTTTCCTTCATTTTTGTTTGGTTCAGTCCCTAGTAAAAATGATGTTTTAAATTCTAACGTCAAACGTGACTATGTTTCATGCGCAAAGGCTCATTGTGGAGCAAAAACAGTTCTCAAGGTGGATATAAGTAATTTTTTCGATAATATTCATAGAGATCTGGTTAGGAGCGTGTTTGAGGATATATTGCATATTAAGGATGAGGCTCTTGAATACTTGGTGGATATATGTACTAAGAATGATTTTGTCGTACAGGGGGCCTTAACATCAAGCTATATAGCAACTTTGTGTTTATTCGCTGTTGAAGGGGATGTGGTAAGGCGTGCGCAGAGAAAAGGACTTATTTATACGCGTTTGGTAGATGATATTACTGTGTCATCTAAAATAAGTAATTATGATTTTTCTCAAATGCAAAGCCATATAGAGAGGATGCTTTCTGAGCATGACTTGCCGATAAATAAGCACAAAACTAAAATATTTCACTGTTCATCTGAACCTATAAAAGTACATGGTTTAAGAGTTGACTATGACTCACCTCGACTACCATCTGATGAAGTCAAAAGAATCAGGGCATCTATACATAATTTGAAATTGCTGGCGGCAAAAAATAATACAAAAACAAGTGTTGCATACAGAAAAGAATTCAATAGATGTATGGGGAGAGTTAATAAGCTTGGTCGTGTTGGGCATGAAAAATATGAATCATTCAAGAAACAGTTACAGGCAATAAAACCGATGCCATCTAAAAGAGATGTTGCTGTGATTGATGCAGCTATAAAAAGTTTAGAGTTGTCGTATTCGAAAGGTAATCAAAATAAACATTGGTATAAAAGAAAGTATGATTTGACGAGATATAAGATGATTATCCTTACTCGATCTGAATCATTTAAAGAAAAACTGGAGTGTTTTAAATCTAGATTGGCATCTTTAAAACCATTATGAATGCAAATATTAGACTTCTTAAATGTATTGTCGGTGTGTCGTCAGTTCTTTTTTTGATTTTTTCGCTAATTTCTCTTTTGGAAACTATTCAGAATGAAAGGCTATATGAACGAGATATATGCTTTGATAGCCAGTGCTTGAAATTTTTTGCGGAAAAAACATCTGGTATAGTGATGTATTTTCAGGCATTTGGATGGCTTATAACAACTTTTGTTACCGTTTTTGGTGTTATGATTGCTTTGATGACATATAACGCTGGAGTTAAAAATAATAACAATAGTAATTATACTAGTCATCTGACGATGTTTAGAGAATTTGCAAGTGCTGAGTTAACTAAAAGAAGTAGCATCTATCCAGAGAAAGTTAATTTTTTTAGATGGTATAGGGTTATGTTTCCTGAAGCACAGGGCGGTGATATATCTGTTTCGAGAGATTATCTAGAAATAATATCTAGAATCAAATGTGTTATTGAGGAAGCTAATGCACATATTACAGAGGAAAATAAAGACTATAAATATAAAACTCATCAGAGAAAAATGATGGCTGTTTTGGATGAAATCGGTATATCGATTAGTAATGGACCCAAGAATATTTTTATCGAGGTTGAGAGTCAAATTTTGGATTATATCGATACTATTAATTTGTCATTTTGTCATTCCTCATCGGTGATAGAATTAAGTAGAATAAAAAGGAAGTATATATAGTTAAGTAGGCGGGATTGCATTCCGCCCACTTTATATATTTACTTATAAGTTATAATCATGGAATTTTATGACTTCCATATCTAACCATTCATTTATTGACTTTATTCTCTCCTGTAATGGAATGAGTTCATTACGGACAAATACTTTTGCCACTTTCTCAATATCCCCCAGTGACCCGACGTTCTCCGGCTTGCCGCCCATCAACTGAAAGGGGATGCGGTGTGCGTCCAGCAGATCTGCGGCGCTGACTTTTTTGATATTAAAAAAATCGTCCTTCGTTGCCACTTCACTGAGCGGGATAATTTTAATGCCGTCGGCTTTCCCCTGTGGGGCATAGAGAAATAGATTTTTAAAGTTGTTGCGGCCTTTCGACTTCACCATGTTTTCGCGAAGCATTTCGATATCGTTGCGATCCTGCACGGCATCGGTGACGTACATGATGTATCCGGCATGTGCGCCGTTTTCGTAATACTTGCGGCGGAACAGCGTGGCCGACTCATTCAGCCATGCAGAGTTAAGGGCGCTGAGATATTCCGGCAGGCCGTACAGCTCCTGATTAATATCAGGCTCCAGCAGGTGAAACACGGAGCCGGGCGTGAAGGCTGTCGGCTCGTTGAAGGACGGCACCCACCAGTAAACATCCTCCTCCACGCCACGGCGGGTATATTTTGCCGGTGAGGTTTCCAGTCTGATGACCTTACCGGTGGTGCTGTAACGCTTTTCCAGAAACGCATTACCGAACACCAGAAAATCCAGCACAAAGCGGCTGAAATCCTGCTGGGAAAGCCACGGATGCGGGATAAATGTCGAGGCCAGAATATTGCGTTTGACGTAAATCGGCGAGCTGTGATGCACGGCAGCACGCAGGCTTTTCGCCAGACCGGTAAAGCTGACCGGCGGCTCATACCATCTGCCGTTACTGATGCACTCGACGTAATCCAGAATGTCACGGCGGTCGAGTACCGGCACCGGCTCACCAAAGGTGAATGCCTCCATTTTCGGGGCGCTGGCGGTCATTTTTTTTGCCGCAGGTTGCGGTGTTTTCCCTTTTTTCTTGCTCATCAGTAAAACTCCAGAATGGTGGATGTCAGCGGGGTGCTGATACCGGCGGTGAGTGGCTCATTTAACAGGGCGTGCATGGTCGCCCAGGCGAGGTCGGCGTGGCTGGCTTCCTCGCTGCGGCTGGCCTCATAGGTGGCGCTGCGTCCGCTGCTGGTCATGGTCTTGCGGATAGCCATAAACGAGCTGGTGATGTCGGTGGCGCTGACGTCATATTCCAGACAGCCACGGCGGATAACGTCTTTTGCCTTGAGCACCATTGCGGTTTTCATTTCCGGTGTGTAGCGGATATCGCGCGCGGCGGGATAGAACGAGCGCACGAGCTGGAACACGCCGACACCGAGGCCGGTGGCATCAATACCGATGTATTCGACGTTGTATTTTTCGGTGAGTTTGCGGATGGATTCCGCCTGAGTGGCAAAGTCCATGCCTTTCCACTGGTGACGCTCAAGTATTCTGAATTTGCCACCGGCCACCACCGGCGGTGCCAGCACCACGCATCCGGCACTGTCGCCACGGTGTGACGGGTCGTAACCAATCCATACCGGGCGGGAGCCGAACGGATTCGCGGCAAACGGCGCATAGTCTTCCCATTCTTCCAGCGTGTCGACCATGCAGCGTTGCAGCTCCTCGAACGGGAACACCGACGCCTTGTCGTCAACAAATTCACACATGAACAGGTTTTTAAAATCGTCGGCGCTGTTTTCGCGTTTGAGCTGCTCAATGTCGAACAGCGTGCAGCCACCTTTCAGGGCGTCCTCAATGGTGACAATCTGCCGCCACTGGCCGTCCGCACAGAGAAGCCCACCGGCAAGGGCGTTATGACTGACGTCGATTTCCACGCGTTCGGCGGCGCTGGCGCGTCCCCGGTTGAACAGTTCACCCGACCAGAACGGGTAGGCGTCGTGCGCCAGCGTGGACGGGGTGGAGAAATAGGTCGAGCGCAGGTGACTCTGTGAGGCCATACCTGATGCCACCTTACGCAGTACCTGAAAATTCGGGATCCAGAAAATCTCGTCGACGTACAGGTCGCCGTTATGGCTCTGTGCGGTGTTGGAGTTGGTGCCGAGAAAAATCAGTTTTGCGCCGTTATTGCCCAGGACAATCGGGTCACCGGTCAGGTCAACGTCAACCAGCCGGGCAAAGGCGATGATGTATTCGCGGAACACATACGCCTGCGTTTTACTGGCCGACAGAAAAATCTGGTTATGGCCGGTTTTCAGGGCGCGCAGCAGCGCCTCGCGGGAAAAATAAAACGTCGCGCCAATCTGGCGGGATTTCAGGATATCGCGGATGCGGTGCTCAAGCCCGGCGCGATACCAGTGCAACTGATAGTCGAAAGACTGCTCAAAGAAAATCTGCTCCAGCTTTTCGATAGCCTCGTCGCTGAAAAAATTCTTTTTCGGTTTGCGCCGCCCGCCTTTGTTGCGGTTAGCGATGTTCGGATTAAGGTCTGCCTCGTTGCCGGTCTGATTGTAGCGGTTGACCCGTGCCAGTCGTTCAATCTGGCGTCCCAGCAGGTCAATTTCCTTGAAGTCACCGCCGGTTTTCTGCGGTTTGATGATGAGCTGGGTCAGTCGCGCTTCCAGACTCATTTCGACACGGCTGATGGGGGCAACGCTGTCCCAGCCGTCGCGCTGTTTCCAGCTCTGCACCGTCGGGCGTTTCATCTGCAACATGGCGGCAATCTGCGGCACGGAAAACCCCTGCCAGTACAGCAGCGCCGCCTGACGACGCGGGTCGTGTAAAAGAGTGGTGTCTGTGGTGATGGTCATGAATACCTCGCCGTGATGAATACACGGCAAGGCTACTGAGTCGCGCCCCGCGATTCGCTAAGGTGCTGTTGTGTCAGTGATAAGCCATCCGGGACTGATGGCGGAGGATGCGCATCGTCGGGAAACTGATGCCGACATGTGACTCCTCTAATCACTATTCAGGACTCCTGACAATGGCAAAAAAAGTCTCAAAATTCTTTCGTATCGGCGTTGAGGGTGACACCTGTGACGGGCGTGTCATCAGTGCGCAGGATATTCAGGAAATGGCCGAAACCTTTGACCCGCGAGTCTATGGTTGCCGCATTAACCTGGAACATCTGCGCGGCATCCTGCCTGACGGCATTTTTAAACGTTATGGCGATGTGGCCGAACTGAAGGCTGAAAAGATTGATGACGATTCGGCGCTGAAAGGCAAATGGGCGCTGTTTGCGAAAATCACCCCGACCGATGACCTTATCGCGATGAACAAGGCCGCGCAGAAGGTCTATACCTCAATGGAAATTCAGCCGAACTTTGCCAATACCGGCAAATGTTATCTGGTGGGGCTGGCCGTCACCGATGACCCGGCAAGCCTTGGCACGGAATACCTGGAATTCTGCCGCACGGCAAAACACAATCCCCTGAACCGCTTCAAATTAAGCCCTGAAAATCTGATTTCAGTGGCAACGCCCGTTGAGCTGGAATTTGAAGACCTGCCTGAAACCGTGTTCACCGCCCTGACCGAAAAGGTGAAGTCCATTTTTGGCCGCAAACAGGCCAGCGATGATGCCCGTCTGAATGACGTGCATGAAGCGGTGACCGCTGTTGCTGAACATGTGCAGGAAAAACTGAGCGCCACTGAGCAGCGCCTCGCTGAGATGGAAACCGCCTTTTCCGCACTTAAGCAGGAGGTGACTGACAGGGCGGATGAAACCAGCCAGGCATTCACCCGCCTGAAAAACAGCCTCGACCACACCGAAAGTCTGACCCAGCAGCGCCGCAGCAAGGCCACCGGCGGTGGCGGTGACGCCCTGATGACGAACTGCTGACCGGCGTCAGTCAGTCCGGGAAAACCTTCACGATTAACCCTTAATTTTCAGGAAAAACTATGCGCCAGGAAACCCGCTTTAAATTTAATGCTTACCTGTCCCGTGTTGCCGAATTGAACGGCATCGACGCCGGTGATGTGTCGAAAAAATTCACCGTTGAACCGTCGGTCACCCAGACCCTGATGAACACCATGCAGGAGTCCTCTGACTTTCTGACCCGCATCAACATTGTGCCGGTCAGCGAAATGAAAGGGGAAAAAATTGGTATTGGTGTCACCGGCTCCATCGCCAGCACCACCGACACCGCCGGTGGCACCGAGCGTCAGCCGAAGGACTTCTCGAAGCTGGCGTCAAACAAGTACGAATGCGACCAGATTAACTTCGATTTTTATATCCGCTACAAAACGCTGGACCTGTGGGCGCGTTATCAGGATTTCCAGCTCCGTGTCCGTAACGCCATTATCAAACGCCAGTCCCTTGATTTAATCATGGCCGGTTTTAACGGCGTGAAGCGTGCCGAAACCTCTGACCGCAGCAGTAACCCGATGCTGCAGGATGTGGCGGTCGGCTGGCTGCAGAAATACCGCAATGAAGCTCCGGCGCGCGTGATGAGCAAGGTCACTGACGAGGAAGGGCACACCACCTCTGAGGTCATCCGCGTGGGTAAGGGCGGTGATTATGCCAGCCTTGATGCACTGGTGATGGATGCGACCAACAACCTGATTGAGCCGTGGTATCAGGAAGACCCTGACCTTGTGGTGATTGTGGGACGTCAGCTACTGGCGGACAAGTATTTTCCCATCGTCAACAAGGAGCAGGACAACAGCGAAATGCTGGCCGCTGACGTCATCATCAGCCAGAAACGCATCGGCAACCTGCCAGCGGTACGCGTCCCGTACTTCCCGGCTGATGCGATGCTCATCACGAAGCTGGAAAACCTGTCCATCTACTACATGGATGACAGCCATCGCCGCGTGATTGAGGAAAACCCGAAACTCGATCGCGTGGAGAACTACGAGTCAATGAACATTGATTACGTGGTGGAGGACTACGCCGCCGGTTGTCTGGTGGAAAAAATTAAGGTCGGTGATTTCTCCACACCGGCTAAAGCGACCGCAGAGCCGGGAGCGTAACCGATGACGAGTCCCGCACAGCGCCACATGATGCGGGTCTCGGCAGCGATGACCGCGCAGCGGGAAGCCGCCCCGCTGCGACATGCAACTGTCTATGAGCAGATGCTGGTCAAGCTGGCCGCAGACCAGCGCACACTGAAAGCGATTTATTCAAAAGAGCTGAAGGCCGCGAAAAAACGCGAACTGCTGCCGTTCTGGTTGCCGTGGGTGAACGGCGTGCTGGAGCAGGGCAAAGGTGCACAGGATGACATTCTGATGACGGTCATGCTGTGGCGTCTGGATACCGGCGATATTGGCGGTGCGCTGGAGATTGCCCGTTATGCCCTGAAGTACGGTCTGACCATGCCGGGTAAACACCGCCGCACCCCGCCATACATGTTCACCGAGGAGGTGGCGCTCGCGGCCATGCGCGCCCACGCTGCCGGTGAGTCTGTGGATACCCGCCTGCTGACGGAGACCCTTGAACTGACCGCCACGGCTGACATGCCTGATGAAGTGCGCGCAAAGCTGCACAAAATCACCGGTCTGCTTCTGCGTGATGGTGGTGATGCCGCCGGTGCGCTGGCTCACCTGCAACGTGCGACACAGCTCGACTGTCAGGCAGGTGTCAAAAAAGAGATTGAACGACTGGAGCGGGAGCTGAAACCGAAGCCGGAGCCGCAGCCCAAAGCGGCCACCCGCGCCCCGCGTAAGACCCGGAGCGTGACACCGGCAAAACGTGGACGCCCGAAAAAGAAAGCCAGTTAACAACCGAATGCGCCCCGCGCCAGGGCGGCACGCCGGTCAGTGAGGGTGAATCACCTGACACTGCACCGGCGTCCACCGCCCGACTTTTCAGAGGTAGTCATGATGACGCTGATTATTCCGCGAAAGGAGGCTCCCGTGTCCGGTGAGGGTACGGTGGTCATCCCGCAACCGGCAGGCGACGAGCCGGTGATTAAAAACACGTTCTTTTTTCCCGATATCGACCCGAAGCGCGTCCGGGAACGTATGCGCCTTGAGCAGACCGTCGCCCCCGCCCGTCTGCGTGAGGCCATCAAGTCAGGCATGGCGGAGACGAATGCGGAGCTGTACGAGTACCGCGAACAGAAAATTGCTGCCGGTTTTACGCGTCTGGCGGACGTCCCGGCGGACGACATCGACGGTGAAAGCATCAAAGTTTTTTACTACGAGCGCGCCGTGTGTGCGATGGCGACCGCATCGCTTTATGAGCGTTATCGCGGTGTGGATGCCAGTGCGAAAGGCGACAAGAAGGCTGACAGCATTGACAGCACCATTGATGAACTGTGGCGGGATATGCGCTGGGCGGTGGCGCGTATCCAGGACAAGCCGCGCTGCATCGTGAGTCAAATCTGATGAAGACCTTTGCGCTACAGGGCGACACGCTCGACGCCATTTGTGTCCGGTATTACGGGCGCACTGAGGGCGTGGTTGAGACCGTGCTCGCCGCAAATCCGGGACTGGCTGAACTGGGGGCGGTGCTGCCGCACGGCACCGCCGTCGAACTGCCCGACGTTCAGACCGCGCCCGTGGCTGAAACTGTCAATCTGTGGGAGTAACGCATGACAGCAGAAGAAAAAAGCGTCCTGTCGCTTTTCATGATTGGGGTGCTGATTGTTGTCGGCAAGGTGCTTGCCGGTGGTGAACCCATCACCCCGCGTCTGTTTATCGGGCGCATGTTGCTCGGTGGTTTTGTCTCGATGGTTGCCGGTGTTGTTCTGGTGCAGTTTCCTGACCTGTCACTGCCTGCGGTGTGCGGCATCGGCTCCATGCTGGGTATCGCCGGTTATCAGGTGATTGAGATTGCCATTCAGCGCCGCTTTAAGGGCAGGGGGAAACAGTAATGCCGGTAATTAACACGCATCAGAATATCGCCGCCTTTCTCGACATGCTGGCCGTGTCCGAAGGGACGGCGAATCATCCGCTGACGAAAAACCGGGGCTATGACGTGATAGTCACCGGACTGGACGGGAAGCCGGAAATCTTCACCGACTACAGTGACCACCCGTTCGCGCATGGCCGACCGGCGAAGGTGTTTAACCGTCGCGGTGAAAAATCCACGGCCTCCGGTCGCTATCAGCAGCTTTACCTGTTCTGGCCGCATTACCGCAAACAGCTTGCCCTGCCGGATTTCAGTCCGTTGTCGCAGGACAGACTCGCCATTCAGTTGATCCGCGAACGCGGTGCGCTGGATGACATCCGGGCGGGACGCATTGAGCGCGCCATTTCACGCTGTCGAAATATCTGGGCGTCCCTGCCGGGTGCCGGTTACGGTCAGCGTGAGCATTCACTGGAAAAACTGGTCACCGTCTGGCGTACCGCTGGCGGCGTACCGGCTTAAACGGAGTAAACACCATGAAGAAATTATCCCTTTCACTGATGCTGAACGTGTCGCTGGCGCTGATGCTGGCACTGTCCCTGATTTACCCGCAGAGCGTGGCCGCCAATTTTGTCGCCGCCTGGGCGATTCTGGCGACGGTTATCTGTGTGGTTGCCGGTGGTGTCGGCGTGTATGCCACTGAGTATGTGCTGGAACGCTACGGGCGGGAGCTGCCACCGGAATCGCTGGCCGTGAAGATTGTCACGTCGCTGTTTTTGCAGCCGGTGCCGTGGTGCAGACGGGCGGCGGCTCTGGTGGTGATGGTGGTGACGTTTATCTCGCTGGTCGCTGCCGGGTGGATTTTTACCGCACTGATTTATCTCGTGGCATCGCTGTTTTTCCGGCTGATACGTAAAGCCTGTCGTCAGCGTCTTGAGGGGCGGGAACTATGTCAAAGCTGATGATTGTGCTGGTCGTGTTGTTATCGCTGGCGGTGACCGGTCTGTTTCTGGTGAAACACAAAAATGCCAGCCTGCGCGCCTCGCTGGACAGGGCGAATAACGTCGCCAGTGAACAGCAGACGACCATCACCATGCTGAAAAATCAGCTTCATGTTGCCCTCACCAGGGCAGACAAAAACGAGCTGGCGCAGGTGGCACTGCGTCAGGAACTGGAGAACGCCGCGAAGCGTGAAGCACAGCGCGAGAAAACCATCACGAGGTTACTCAATGAAAACGAAGATTTTCGCCGCTGGTACGGCGCTGACCTGCCTGATGCTGTGCGCCGGTTGCACCAGCGTCCGGCCTGCACTGACGCCAGTGATTGTCGCCAACGCCTGCCCGAAAGTGAGTCTTTGCCCGATGCCGGGCAGCGACCCGGAGACGAACGGTGATTTAAGTGCCGATATCCGGCAGCTTGAGAACGCGCTGGCACGCTGTGCCAGCCAGGTAAAAATGATTAAACACTGTCAGGACGAAAACGATGCTCAAACCCGACAGCCTGCGCAGGGCACTGACTGATGCCGTCACGGTGCTGAAAACCAGCCCCGAGATGCTGCGGATATTCGTGGATAACGGGAGTATTGCCTCCACACTGGCGACGTCGCTGTCATTCGAAAAGCGTTACACGCTCAATATCATTGTGACCGACTTTACCGGTGATTTTGACCTGCTCATCGTGCCGGTGCTGGCGTGGCTGCGGGAAAATCAGCCCGACATCATGACCACCGACGAAGGCCAGAAAAAAGGTTTCACGTTTTATGCAGACATCAACAATGACAGCAGCTTTGATATCAGCATCAGCCTGATGCTGACCGAGCGCACGCTGGTCAGTGAGGTGGACGGCGCGCTGCATGTGAAGAATATCCCGGAACCCACGCCGCCGGAGCCGGTCACCCGCCCGATGGAGCTTTATATCAATGGCGAACTGGTGAGCAAGTGGGATGAATGAGTTTAAGCGTTTTGAAGACCGGCTGACCGGACTGATTGAATCGCTGTCACCGTCAGGGCGTCGGCGACTGAGTGCCGAACTGGCGAAACGTCTGCGTCAGAGTCAGCAGCGTCGGGTGATGGCACAGAAAGCCCCGGACGGCACACCCTACGCGCCACGCCAGCAGCAGAGCGCCAGAAAAAAGACTGGTCGTGTTAAGCGAAAAATGTTTGCGAAACTTATCACCAGTCGTTTTTTGCATATCCGCGCCAGCCCGGAACAGGCATCAATGGAATTTTACGGCGGGAAGTCGCCGAAAATCGCCAGTGTGCATCAGTTCGGTCTGTCGGAAGAAACCCGGAAAGACGGTAAGAAAATTGATTATCCGGCGCGTCCTCTGCTCGGCTTTACCGGTGAGGATGTGCAGATGATTGAAGAGATTATTCTGGCGCACCTCGACCGTTAGTTGTGCCATTCCCGACACCTCATCGTCACATTGCCGCCGGTATGACCCGGCGGCATCCTTCCCGTTATGAACACTCTCGCAAATATTCAGGAACTCGCGCGCGCACTGCGCAACATGATCCGCACCGGCATTATCGTCGAAACCGACCTTAACGCCGGTCGCTGCCGTGTGCAGACCGGCGGCATGTGCACCGACTGGCTTCAGTGGCTGACCCATCGCGCCGGACGTTCGCGCACATGGTGGGCACCTTCCGTGGGGGAACAGGTGCTGATTCTGGCCGTGGGCGGTGAACTCGACACGGCGTTCGTTCTGCCGGGGATTTATTCCGGCGATAACCGCGCGCCGTCTGCGTCGGCGGATGCCCTGCATATCCGTTTCCCTGACGGGGCGGTGATTGAGTATGAACCCGAAACCAGTGCACTCACGGTAAGCGGAATTAAAACGGCCAGCGTGACGGCTTCTGATTCTGTTACTGCCACGGTACCGGTGGTCACGGTGAAAGCGTCAACCCGTGTCACCCTGGACACACCGGAAGTGGTCTGCACTAACAAACTGACTACCGGCACGCTGGAAGTGCAGAAGGGCGGGACGATGCGCGGCAACATTGAACACACCGGCGGTGAACTCTCATCAAACGGTAAGGTACTGCATACCCACAAACACCCCGGCGACAGCGGCGGCACAACCGGGAGTCCTTTATGACAGCGCGTTATCTCGGAATGAATCGCAGTGATGGCCTGACGGTCACTGACCTTGAGCATATCAGCCAGAGTATCGGCGATATCCTGCGCACACCGGTCGGCTCACGGGTGATGCGTCGTGATTACGGCTCGTTGCTGGCGTCAATGATTGACCAGCCGCAGACTCCGGCGCTTGAGTTGCAGATTAAGGTCGCCTGTTACATGGCAGTGCTGAAATGGGAACCCCGCGTCACCCTGTCATCCGTCACCACGGCGCGCAGTTTTGACGGGCGAATGACGGTCACGTTAACCGGTCAGCACAACGACACCGGCCAGCCACTTTCGTTAACCATCCCTGTGAGTTGAAACCATGCCGATTATCGACCTGAACCAGCTACCCGCACCGGATGTGGTCGAGGAGCTGGACTTTGAAACCATTCTCGCCGAACGCAAGGCGACACTGATTTCCCTTTACCCGGAAGACCAGCAGGAGGCGGTCGCCCGTACCCTGACGCTGGAATCTGAGCCTCTCGTCAAACTGCTGGAGGAAAATGCTTATCGTGAGCTTATCTGGCGTCAGCGTGTGAATGAGGCCGCACGGGCGGTAATGCTGGCCTGTGCCGCCGGTAATGACCTTGATGTGATTGGTGCCAATTACAACACCACGCGCCTGATTATCACCCCGGCAGATGATTCGACCATCCCGCCGACACCGGCAGTGATGGAGTCTGACACCGATTATCGTCTGCGTATTCAGCAGGCGTTTGAGGGTTTAAGCGTCGCCGGGTCGGTGGGTGCCTATCAGTATCATGGTCGCAGTGCCGACGGGCGCGTCGCGGATATCTCTGTCACCAGTCCGTCTCCGGCCTGCGTCACCATCTCTGTGCTGTCACGTGAAAATAACGGCGTCGCATCCGAAGACCTGCTGGCCGTGGTGCGTAACGCCCTTAATGGCGAGGACGTCAGACCGGTGGCCGACCGCGTGACCGTGCAGTCTGCCGCCATTGTTGAATACCAGATAAACGCCACGCTTTACCTTTACCCTGGTCCCGAAAGCGAACCCATCCGCGCGGCCGCCGTGAAAAAACTGGAAGCATATATCACGGCACAGCACCGGCTGGGGCGCGACATCCGTCTGTCTGCCATTTATGCCGCTTTGCATGTGGAAGGCGTGCAGCGTGTCGAACTGGCTGCACCACTGGCCGATATCGTGCTCAACAGTACGCAGGCGTCTTTCTGTACCGAATACCACGTCGTGACCGGAGGCTCGGATGAGTGATTCGCGCCTGCTGCCGACCGGCTCATCACCGCTTGAAATTGCTGCCGCGAAAGCCTGTGCAGAAATTGAAAAAACGCCGGTCAGTATTCGTGAGCTGTGGAACCCGGACACCTGCCCGGCAAATCTGCTGCCGTGGCTGGCGTGGGCCTTTTCGGTCGACAGGTGGGATGAAAAGTGGCCGGAAGCGACAAAACGCACCGTTATCCGCGATGCCTATTTCATCCACTGTCATAAGGGTACTGTCGGCGCAATCCGGCGTGTTGTGGAGCCGCTCGGCTATCTGATTGAAGTGAGGGAGTGGTGGCAGCTCAACGAGGAGCCGGGGACGTTCCGTATCGTTGTTGGCGTGCTTGAGCAGGGTATTACCGAAGAAATGTATCTGGAGCTGGAACGTCTCGTTGCTGATGCAAAACCGGCGAGTCGCCATCTGACGGGACTGGCTATCAGTTTAAGTACAACCGGCAACATTTTTGCCGGAACGGGATGCTATCACGGTGACGCCCTGACGGTTTATCCCTACACCCCGGAGGCCATTATTGTCGGAGGGGATTATTTCCCGGCCTCGGTCATTCATTTAATTGATAACCTGAGAGTAAACGCATGACAGTGAAATACTACGCCATTCTGACTAATCAGGGCGCAGCACGACTGGCTAACGCGACGATGCTCGGCAGTAAGCTGAATCTGACGCAAATGGCCGTTGGTGATGCGAATGGTGTCTTGCCGACACCAGACCCGGTACAGACAAAACTGATTAACCAGAAACGCATTGCACCGCTGAATCTTCTGAGTGTTGACCCTAACAATCAGAGCCAGATTATTGTGGAGCAAATTATCCCTGAAAACGAGGGAGGATTCTGGATCCGTGAGATTGGGCTTTATGATGATGAAGGCGTACTCATTGCGGTGGCGAACTGCCCGGAAACGTACAAACCGCAGTTGCAGGAAGGCAGTGGTCGTACCCAGACTATCCGCATGATTCTGGTTGTCTCGAATACCGAAGCCATCACGCTGAAAATCGATCCGTCGGTGGTACTGGCGACCCGTAAATATGTGGATGACAAAATCTCAGAACACGAACAGTCACGACGACACCCGGATGCATCGCTGACCGCAAAAGGTTTTACTCAGTTAAGCAGCGCAACCAACAGCACGTCTGAAACACTGGCCGCAACGCCGAGAGCGGTAAAGATCGCGTATGACCTTGCTAACGGGAAATATACTGCACAGGACGCGACCACAGCGCGAAAAGGTCTTGTCCAGCTCAGTAGTGCCACCAACAGCGATTCTGAAACGCTTGCGGCAACGCCAAAGGCGGTAAAGACAGCATATGACCTTGCTAACGGGAAATATACCGCACAGGACGCGACCACAGCGGGAAAAGGCCTTGTCCAGCTCAGCAGTGCCACTAACAGCACGTCAGAAACGCAGGCTGCCACACCAAAAGCCGTGAAGGCTGTATATGACCTTGCCAATGGAAAACAACCTGCCGACGCCACACTGACCGCACTGGCAGGCCTTGCCACTGCGGCAGACAAACTACCGTATTTTACGGGGAATGATACAGCCAGCCTGACAACCCTGACTAATGTTGGACGGGATATTCTGGCTAAAACAAGCAAACAGGAGGTTATTCATTATCTTGGTTTGGGAGATACAAGCGGATACGTGGGACGCTTGGTGAATACCCGGGTTTTCACGTCATCAGGTACGTACACCCCGACACCAGGAACAAAACGGATCAGGGTCACAATAACGGGCGGCGGTGGCGGAGGGGGCGGCTGCAAGGCTATATCCAATAATGAAACGTTTTTCGGTGCTGGCGGTGGGGCCGGTGGAACAATAATTTCAATAATGACCCCGACACAGAATAGTTATCCAGTCACTATCGGCGCAGGTGGGGCCGGTGGTGTTAGTGCGACGAACGGCACCAGGGGCGGGAATAGCGTATTCGCATCGTTAATTGCTCCTGGTGGCGCAGGCGGCGGAAAGTCAGGAGTCACAAACACAAACGGTGGTAACGGAGGTGTGCCGAGTACTGGCGATATCAACATCATTGGTGGATGTGGAGGCGACGGTCAGTCCGGAAATATCGGCGTCAGCGGTGAAGGCGGAACATCGTACTGGGGGGGCGGTGGACGCGCAGGCGCTGGCGGTGGTGTTAGCGGCAAGGCATATGGTTCAGGTGGCGGTGGTGCATACGATGCCGGTTATAGCGGAACCAGTATGACGGGCGGGAAAGGCGCTGCAGGGATTTGTATTATCGAGGAGTTTGCATAATGAATGCGTCATATGCAGTTATTGAAAATGGGATGGTTGTGAATGTCATTGTCTGGGATGGCGAGGATGAATTCACAGTGCCGGATGATCAGCAGCTCATTAATATTTCTGATATCAGTGAGCAGCCCGGAATCGGCTGGGCGTATTCAGACGGGGTATTTACTGCGCCGCTCCCTCCGGAACGTTCTCATGATGAACTGGTAGCTGACGCTGAACAGAAAAAACAGTCGTTGATAGACGCAGCAATGGTCAATATCAGCGTGATTCAGTTAAAGCTGCAGGCCGGGCGCAAACTGACGCAAGAAGAAACTACCCGACTTAACGTTGTGCTGGATTATATCGACGCTGTGACGGCAACAGATACCAGCACCGCACCGGATGTCATCTGGCCTGAACTGCAGGAGGCGTAGGCCATTCAATATCTGACGCACCGGAAGTATCGGACCGCTCCGGTGCGTACAGGTAATCCAGCCACAAATTATATTGCGCCAGTACCTCAGACCTGCCGGGCTATTGCTTACTGTTCATGTATTTATTGGCCTGATTAATCAGTAGCTGTCTTTCTGGTCGTGTGGATCCTGCAAATCCTGAATGGTCGGAAATACCGCAATAAATACAGGCGGGCTGATTGCCCGCCTTTTTTATCTGTTGTTTCATCCCCTGACCAGCCAGGTCAAATAGCATCTCATGCCCTGCACAACTGAAAATACCACTCACCCATTAACCACGGAGTTAAACGGATGAGTGACTATCATCACGGCGTGCAGGTGCTGGAGATTAACGACGGCACACGTGTCATTTCCACCGTATCCACTGCCATTGTCGGCATGGTCTGCACGGCCAGCGATGCGGATGCGGAAACCTTCCCCCTCAATAAACCGGTGCTGATTACCAATGTGCAGAGTGTAATTGCAAAGGCCGGTAAAAAAGGCACGCTGGCGGCATCGTTGCAGGCCATCGCCGACCAGTCAAAACCGGTCACCGTTGTTGTGCGTGTGGAAGACGGCACCGGCGACGACGAGGAAACGAAACTCGCGCAGACCGTTTCCAATATCATCGGCACCACCGACGAAAACGGTCAGTACACCGGACTGAAAGCCCTGATGGGCGCTGAGTCGGTTACCGGCGTTAAACCGCGTATTCTCGGCGTACCGGGACTGGATACCAAAGAGGTGGCTGTTGCACTGGCATCAGTCTGTCAGAAGTTGCGCGCTTTCGGGTATATCAGCGCATGGGGCTGTAAAACCATTTCCGAGGTGAAAGCCTACCGTCAGAATTTCAGCCAGCGTGAGCTGATGGTCATCTGGCCGGATTTCCTCGCATGGGATACGGTCACCAGTACCACCGCCACCGCGTATGCCACCGCCCGTGCACTGGGTCTGCGCGCTAAAATCGACCAGGAGCAGGGCTGGCATAAAACGCTGTCCAACGTCGGGGTAAACGGTGTTACCGGCATCAGCGCATCTGTATTCTGGGATTTGCAGGAGTCCGGCACCGATGCTGACCTGCTTAACGAGTCAGGTGTCACTACGCTGATTCGCCGCGACGGTTTCCGATTCTGGGGTAACCGTACCTGCTCTGATGACCCGCTGTTCCTCTTTGAAAACTACACCCGCACCGCGCAGGTGCTGGCCGACACGATGGCTGAGGCGCACATGTGGGCGGTGGACAAGCCCATCACCGCAACGCTGATTCGCGACATCGTTGACGGCATCAATGCCAAATTCCGTGAGCTGAAAACAAACGGCTATATCGTGGATGCGACCTGCTGGTTCAGCGAAGAATCCAACGATGCGGAAACCCTCAAGGCCGGAAAACTGTATATCGACTACGACTATACACCGGTGCCTCCTCTCGAAAACCTGACCCTGCGCCAGCGTATTACCGATAAATACCTGGCAAATCTGGTCACTTCGGTTAACAGCAATTAAGGAGCCTGACCGATGGCAATGCCGCGCAAACTCAAGTTAATGAACGTCTTTCTGAACGGCTACAGCTATCAGGGCGTTGCAAAGTCCATCACGCTGCCAAAACTGACCCGTAAGCTCGAAAACTATCGCGGTGCGGGAATGAACGGCAGCGCACCGGTAGACCTCGGCCTTGATGACGATGCGCTGTCAATGGAGTGGTCGCTCGGGGGCTTCCCGGATTCGGTTATCTGGGAGCTTTACGCCGCAACCGGTGTGGATGCTGTGCCGATTCGTTTTGCCGGTTCTTACCAGCGCGACGATACCGGCGAAACGGTGGCCGTCGAGGTGGTCATGCGTGGCCGTCAGAAAGAAATCGACACCGGCGAGGGTAAACAAGGAGAAGACACCGAGTCGAAAATCTCCGTGGTCTGCACCTATTTCCGGCTGACGATGGACGGTAAGGAGCTGGTCGAAATCGACACCATCAACATGATTGAGAAGGTGAACGGCGTCGACCGGCTGGAGCAACACCGCCGCAATATCGGCCTGTGATTTTCATCCGGTCAGCCTGGCTGACCGGTTAACCCCGATTCAGAAGTGAGAAAACCATGAACAAAGAAAACGTCATTACCCTGGATAATCCGGTTAAACGTGGTGAACAGGTTATCGAACAGGTCACGCTGATGAAACCTAATGCCGGGACGCTGCGCGGTGTCAGTCTGGCTGCGGTCGCAAACTCCGAAGTCGATGCACTGATTAAAGTGCTGCCGCGCATGACGGCACCGATGCTGACCGAGCAGGAGGTCGCCGCGCTGGAACTGCCTGACCTTGTGGCGCTGGCCGGTAAGGTGGTCGGTTTTTTGTCGCCGAACTCGGTGCAGTGACGTTCCCGAAAAATCTGTCGGTCGATGACCTGATGGCGGATGTGGCAGTGATATTTCACTGGCCGCCATCAGAACTGTATCCCATGAGTCTGACCGAACTCATCACATGGCGCGAAAAGGCGCTCCGGCGAAGCGGAAACACGAATGAGTAACAATGTAAAATTACAGGTATTGCTCAGGGCTGTTGACCAGGCATCCCGCCCGTTTAAATCCATCCGCACAGCGAGTAAGTCGCTGTCGGGGGATATCCGGGAAACACAAAAATCACTGCGCGAGCTGAACGGTCACGCATCCCGTATTGAGGGATTCCGCAAGACCAGTGCACAGCTTGCCGTGACTGGTCATGCACTTGAAAAGGCACGGCTGGAAGCCGAAGCCCTTGCCACACAGTTTAAAAATACCGAACGTCCGACCCGTGCTCAGGCGAAAGTGCTGGAATCCGCAAAGCGAGCGGCGGAGGACTTACAGGCGAAATATAACCGCCTGACGGATTCCGTTAAACGCCAGCAGCGGGAGCTGGCCGCTGTGGGAATTAATACCCGCAATCTTGCACATGACGAGCAGGGACTGAAAAACCGTATCGGTGAAACCACTGCACAGCTTAACCGTCAGCGTGATGCGCTGGCGCGTGTCAGTGCGCAACAGGCAAAACTTAACGCAGTAAAACAGCGTTATCAGGCCGGAAAGGAACTGGCCGGAAATATGGCCTCGGTGGGCGCTGCCGGTGTGGGGATTGCGGCGGCGGGAACGATGGCCGGAGTTAAGTTGCTGATGCCCGGTTATGAGTTTGCGCAGAAAAACTCAGAATTGCAGGCCGTGCTCGGAGTGGCAAAAGACTCCGCCGAAATGGCTGCACTACGCAAGCAGGCGCGCCAGCTCGGCGATAATACCGCCGCCTCGGCGGATGATGCGGCCGGTGCGCAGATTATCATTGCGAAAGCGGGTGGAGATGCTGCGGCTATTCAGGCGGCAACGCCGGTCACGCTGAATATGGCACTGGCGAATCAGCGGTCGATGGAAGAAAACGCGCAACTGTTGCTGGGGACTAAGGCATCCTTTCAACTGTCAAATGATGATGTCAGCCATGTGGGCGACGTGTTGTCGGCAACGATGAATAAGTCGGCGGCTGATTTTCAGGGGCTCAGTGATGCACTGACTTACCTCGGGCCGGTTGCGAGGACGGCAGGTGTAAGTCTTGAGCAGGCAGCGGCCATGACAGGTGTGCTGCATGACAATAACATCAGGGGGTCAATGGCGGGTACGGGTAGCAGTGCCGTTGTCACCCGATTACAGGCTCCGACAGGGAAAGCATGGGATGCACTCAAAGAGCTTGGCGTTAAAACCTCGGACAAAAAGGGAAATATGCGCCCGTTGTTCACCATTCTGAAAGAGATTCAGGCCAGCTTTGATAAACACAAGCTGGGAACGTCTCAGAAGGGGGAATACCTTAAAACCATTTTTGGTGAGGAAGCACTGAAATCAGCGAACGTTTTACTGGCAGCGGCAGCAAGCGGAAAACTGGATACGCTGACCGCCACGCTGAAAGCCTCGGACGGTAAAACGGAAGAGCTGGTTAAAATCATGCAGGACAACCTCGGCGGTGACTTTAAGGAGTTTCAGTCCGCTTATGAGGCGGTGGGGACTGACCTGTTTGACCAGCAGGAAGGCGCACTGCGTAAGCTCACTCAGACGGCCACAAAGTATGTGTTAAAACTCGACGGCTGGATCCAGAAAAACAAATCACTGGCGTCAACCATCGGCCTCATTGTCGGTGGCGCACTGGCGCTTATTGGCATCATCGGTGCAATTGGTCTTGTAGCCTGGCCGGTTATCACCGGCATTAATGCCATCATCGCGGCAGCAGGCGCAATGGGGGCAATCTTCACGACGGTTGGCAGTGCTGTTATGACGGCCATCGGGGCGATTAGCTGGCCGGTTGTGGCTGTGGTGGCCGCCATTGTCGCCGGGGCGTTACTTATCCGTAAATACTGGGAGCCTGTCAGCGCATTCTTTGGCGGTGTGGTTGAAGGGCTGAAAGCGGCATTTGCGCCGGTGGGGGAACTGTTCACGCCACTGAAGCCGGTGTTTGACTGGCTGGGCGAAAAGTTACAGGCCGCGTGGCAGTGGTTTAAAAACCTGATTGCCCCGGTTAAAGCCACCCAGGACACCCTGAACCGTTGCCGTGACACGGGCGTCATGTTCGGGCAGGCACTGGCTGACGCGCTGATGCTGCCGCTTAATGCGTTCAACAAACTGCGCAGTGGTATTGACTGGGTACTGGAAAAACTCGGTGTTATCAACAAAGAGTCAGACACACTTGACCAGACCGCCGCCAGAACTCATGCCGCCACGTATGGCACCGGTGGTTATATTCCGGCGACCAGTTCTTATGCAGGCTATCAGGCTTATCAGCCGGTCACGGCACCGGCTGGCCGCTCTTATGTGGACCAGAGTAAAAACGAATATCACATCAGCCTGACGGGTGGTACTGCGCCGGGGACACAGCTTGACCGCCAGTTACAGGATGCGCTCGAAAAATACGAGCGGGATAAACGTGCGCGCGCCCGTGCCAGCATGATGCATGACGGTTAAGGAGGTGACGAAAAATGATGCTCGCGTTAGGTATGTTTGTTTTTATGCGCCAGACGTTGCCACACCAGACCATGCAGCGTGAATCAGATTATCGCTGGCCGTCAAATTCCCGTATCGGTAAACGGGATGCCTACCAGTTTCTCGGTGTGGGTGAGGAAAACATGACGCTGGCCGGTGTGCTTTATCCCGAACTGACCGGCGGCAAGCTGACGATGACCACGCTCAGGCTGATGGCAGAGGAAGGCCGGGCGTGGCCGTTGCTGGATGGCACCGGCATGATTTACGGCATGTATGTCATCAGCAGGGTGAGTGAAACAGGGAGTATTTTCTTTGCAGACGGCACACCCCGGAAAATTGATTTTACGCTGTCGCTCACCCGCGTTGATGAATCACTGGCCGCGCTTTATGGCGATATCGGTAAACAGGCGGAATCGCTCATCGGTAAAGCTGGCAGTATGGCGACCAGATTCACGGGTATGACGGGGGCGGGATAATGCTGGATGCACTGACATTTGATGCAGGCAGTACGCTGACGCCGGATTACATGCTGATGCTCGACAGCAGGGATATTACCGGCAATATCAGCGACCGTCTGATGAGCATGACTCTGACGGATAACCGGGGCTTTGAGGCTGACCAGCTTGATATTGAACTGAACGATGCCGACGGGCAGGTAGGGCTACCGGTTCGTGGCGCTGTCCTGACGGTGTATATCGGCTGGAAAGGTTTTGCCCTGGTATGCAAAGGGAAATTTACCGTTGATGAGGTTGAACACCGGGGCGCGCCGGATGTGGTTACCATCCGCGCCCGAAGTGCAGATTTTCGCGGGACGCTCAATTCCCGCCGTGAAGGCTCATGGCATGACACCACGCTCGGTGCGATTGTTGAGGCGATAGCCTCCCGTAACAGGCTGGAAGCCAGTGTTGCTCCGTCACTGGCCGGAATTAAAATCCCGCACATCGACCAGTCGCAGGAGTCTGATGCGAAATTCCTGACCCGTCTTGCAGAACGCAACGGCGGTGAGGTGTCGGTAAAAATGGGAAAACTGTTGTTTCTCAAAGCGGGGCAGGGGGTGACGGCCAGTGGTAAAAAAATCCCGCAGGTCACCATAACCCGCAGCGACGGCGACCGCCATCATTTTGCGATTGCTGACCGTGGAGCCTATACCGGCGTAACGGCAAAGTGGTTACACACCAAAGACCCGAAGCCGCAAAAGCAGAAGGTAAAACTGAAACGCAAAAAGAAAGAGAAACACCTGCGCGCACTGGAGCACCCGAAAGCGAAACCAGTCACGCAGAAGAAAGCGCCAAAAGTACCGGAAGCGCGCGAAGGTGAATACATGGCTGGTGAGGCTGATAACGTTTTTGCCCTGACCACGGTATATGCCACGAAAGCGCAGGCTATGCGCGCCGCTCAGGCGAAGTGGGACAAACTGCAACGGGGCGTTGCGGAGTTCTCCATCAGCCTTGCCACTGGTCGGGCAGATATTTACACGGAAACGCCGGTTAAAGTGTCAGGCTTTAAGCGCGTCATAGACGAGCAGGACTGGACCATCACTAAGGTGACACATTTTCTGAATAATAGCGGCTTCACGACGTCCTTAGAGCTTGAGGTCAGGCTTTCTGATGTGGAGTACGAAACAGAAGATGATGAGTGATATTTTTATTTTATCTGTTTGTTTTATAAGGATAAATTAACTAAAATGACACCATCAACAAAACCGGAAGAGGTGCTCGCGATGTTTCATTGTCCTTTATGCCAGCATGCCGCACATGCGCGTACAAGTCGCTATATCACTGACACGACAAAAGAGCGTTATCACCAGTGTCAGAACGTGAATTGCAGCGCCACGTTCATCACTTATGAGTCGGTACAGCGATACATCGTGAAGCCGGGAGAAGTCCACGCCGTGAGGCCGCACCCGTTGCCGTCAGGGCAGCAAATTATGTGGATGTGATCACAAAAATAGCCCCTCAGTCGAGGGGCTTTTTTGTCGATGTGGTCAATGTGTGGACGTGACCAGAAATAAATCCTTTTATTTCATTGTATTACGCGTAAAAAATAAGCCCGTGTAAGGGAGATTACACAGGCTAAGGAGGTGGTTCCTGGTACAGCTAGCATTTTATGGGTTATGTTTTTCAGCGAAACGGATGATAACCTTAATAAATGCAGCTGTATGTGATCGGTTTCTAAGAATTTTCCATCCGGGAAAAATAATCGAAATTAA